TTTTATTACGAATTTATCTCTGAACTCGGCAACCATGAGGGAGCTGAATCCAGAGCTTGCAAGATGGGACACGGCCTTACAGACCAACACCATACTTGCTGATATATACGATTTGCTTTCTTCCATCAATTACAACTTACTTTGCATGGCAAGCAAGCAGAAACCGCAACAGCCGAAGCCTTATCCGAGACCCGGGAAGAAGGATGACGGAGATAGGAAGAGAATCGGCAAGGGTGCTCTACCTGTTGCGGAGCTTAACGAATGGTTTGAACAACGGAGGAAAAGGTATGCCGAGCGGAATGCAGGAAATTGCCAGAGCCACGGTGACGATCATCCCGAATATGCAGGGGGCGCAACAGACGATTGCGAGTGAACTCGGAGCGGCATCTGAATCAGCGGGACGGAGTTCGGGCGAAAAGGCTGGGTCAGCTTTCACGGCCAACATGGGCTCCATGATAAGCGCGGGCGCGGCTGTTGTAACGGGAGCTGTTGCGGCTGTCACGGGTGCGGCTATCGGTGCGGGTAAGGCTATCTGGGATAGTGCTTCAGAGGTTGCTCAATTCGGTGATAACATCGACAAGATGTCTCAAAAGATGGGCATATCAGCGCAAGCCTATCAAGAGTGGGATTTCGTGATGCAACACAGCGGAACTTCTATGGAATCGCTTAAGGCATCCATGAAAACGCTCGCAAATGCCGCAGAGAAGGACAGCGAAGCGTTCAAGGAGCTTGGAATCAGCACAAAAGACATCGCGGCTATGTCACAGGAAGATTTGTTTTCTGCCGTTATCTCTGGCCTTCAGCAGGTAGATGACACAACACAGCGCACATATCTCGCAGGACAGCTTCTCGGCAAAGGTGCAACGGAGCTCGGTGCTCTGCTTAACATGAGCGCTGAAGAAACAGCCGCCATGAAGCAGGAAGTTCATGATCTTGGTGGAGTCATGAGCGATGAGGCCGTGAAGAACGCGGCAACCTTTCAGGACACACTTCAGAATCTAACCACAGCGGCAGACGGTCTCAAAAATTCAATGGTTGCGAATCTGCTTCCGTCACTTACAACGGTGATGAACGGATTCACGGGACTTATCACGGGAACGGACGGAGCTGAAAAGCAGATAAGCTCTGGCATCAATAGCTTGATAAAGAACGTGACAACGGCACTCCCGCAGGTGCTTGAAGCTATAACCTCAATCGTTGACGGTGTGGCTTCGGTGCTTCCTGATCTTGTGGTCACATTGGCTGATGCGATCATAAATGCAATTCCGACAGTTGTGAATACTTTCTCTGATGTCGGTGGCAGAATACTTGATGCTTTGATGAACGTACTCCCGAAGATGCTTGATGCAGGATTGAAGCTCATCATTCAGTTAGCACAGGGAATCACGGAAGCAATACCGAAGCTATTGCCCGCAATCGTCACGCTCGTCAAGGATTTGGCGCAGATGGTTGTCGATAACTTGCCGATGCTTCTCAAGGCAGGGCTTGACCTTGTTTTGGCATTGGCTCAAGGCATAGCTGAAAACGTGGGCGATTTAGCTGTTGCAGCTGTTCAGCTCGTATCACAGCTTGAGACATTCATCATCGAGAATCTGCCCGAAATCATGCAGACAGGGCTTGAGATTGTTCTTGCGTTGCTTAACGGCATTGTGGAAGCTCTGCCGGAACTGACAGAGGCAATCACAGAGATGATGACCTCGTTTGTGGAGACCGTGACAGATAACTTGCCCGAGATACTTAAGTGCGGTTTTGAGATCCTTGCGGCATTGGTCAAGGGCGTGCTTGAAGCTCTGCCGGATCTGATTATGGTTGTCCCGAAGATATACAAGGGGCTTTTCGATAAGATAATTCTGATGGATTGGAAATCAATCGGAAAGAATATCATCACAGGCATCAAGGACGGCCTTATCAAGGCAAAGGACACGCTTCTCAATGCGATCCAGAACCTCTGCACGGAAGCATGGAGCAAGGTCAAGGACTTTTTCGGAATCGCATCTCCGTCAAAGCTCATGAAGTACGCGGGCACCATGATAGGCGAGGGTCTTGTCAAAGGTATCGAGAGTGAAGAAAACGCAGTCGATAGAGCTATGGCAAGGTTAAACAATGTATCTTTCAGCTCATTTACTCCCGAGCTTGCCTTTGCAGGTGCTGACGGAATGAGCGGAAGCGGTTCAAGTATCGTGAACACAATCACAGTAAACGGAGCTTCAGATCCCGAACTTTGGGCACAGGGCTTCATCAGAACATTGAACAGACAGGAAAGGATGCTTCATGGCTGATTATGCGATGAGCGGCTTATCTATAAACCGCAGTAATAATATAGTCACTTTTTCTTGGAAATGGGGTCCCGATGTGACTCCATCAAAGCATCAGGCGAAGATTGAGTATAAGCTCAAGATTGACGGGGCCTATACAGCTGTGACGAAGTATACAGCTCCGACAAAAGGGACTACAAGCTATTCGATCACGCTCGACTTTAGTCAGTATTATCCGACAACCACAAAGCTACTTAATGCGATATGGTTCCGTGTGCATTATGGCGAGAAGAAGTGGACGGAATACGAAGTCAACTTCACGGTTGATAATAACTTCAAGCTGAATCAGAGCGGTCGGTCTTTCTCGTGGCAGATTCCTGCGCCAACAACAGGATTCTCGGGCATATTCAGCGATGTTGAGATACAGAGCTTAAATGATGCGGCAACAAGTCCCGACAAGGTAAATTGGTCTGCTGCAAATGTGACAACGGGGTCAAATAATGATTCCGTGTCATACTCCGACACAACCAACAGGAGATGGATAAGAATCCGCTCAAGAGGTTGCGCGGGTGCCTCTGATTGGGTATATGGCTCTGCGAAGTGTGCCGCTCCGAATACTCCCGTGTTGACAAACGCGAGTCTTGCAGGAACCACCGCAAAAGTAACGATGAACTACTCAAACGGTGGGGCTTATGCAAACGCTGAAGTGACAAGTTTCGCTTTGCAGTATTGCATCGCTACTCCGACAGCGAGCATGGGACTCCCTGCGGGTGCATCATTCACAACAGGCAAGACGATCAGCGGTGGTACCACAAGCGCAAACGCATCAATGACGGTGCCGACAGTTGGCGAAGATAAGTGTCTGTGGTTGCGTTGCGTTGCTACATCGTTGAGCGGTGCGACAGCGACAAGCACGCCTATCTTGGCAGGATTCGGTCAGCTCAAAGCTCCGACACTTACAGATTGCACTTGGAATACAAGCACAAAGCAGGTGACGGCAACATTCACGAATGGCTCTGCCGTACCCGGGACAAAGGTTGCTCTTGTATTTGCTGACAACAAGATACTTGCATCGGGCGGCACAACAAGCTTAACAGCTTCTTACTCTTTCGGTGCAAATGTTACACAGGCGACTTTTGGTATTTTCACTTACTACGGAGACCCGTCCCGTCCTACGATGAAATCAAGCACGGTTTGGCAGACGGAAGATGTTTCAACTCCGAAAGCTCCAACGGTGACAGGTAGCCAGACATCTGACCCCGTTGTGCAAGAACCCACAAGCGCAAGCGCGGCACTCAAGAACGGTGCTGTCGAGCTGACATGGGCTTGGTCATGGGCAACAGCAACAGGCGCGATCATATCATGGGCTGACGATCCCAACGCATGGATGAGCACAAATCAGCCGAGCGAGTTCAGAATCGAGACCAAAGCAACAAAGTGGCTCGTGAATGACTTGGAGCTTGGTAAGACATGGTATTTCAAGGTAAGGCTGTTCAAGGCCGCTTCTGGGAATGATGGAGAAGTGCTTGGACCTTGGTCAGACTTAATCAGCCTTAATCTGACAAGTGCTCCGTTAGCTCCGTCCGTGGCTCTGTCCTCGAATGTGGTCAAGCGTGGTGATGTGCTCACGATCTATTGGGCATACACAAGCACGGACGATACTTTGCAGAAATGCGCTTGGATTTCAATCGATAATCAGCCGTATCTGTTCGTGAATGGTGCAGCTACTTCCGTGAACCTCGTGGCAAATTGGGCAACAAACAGCTCACACTCCGTCACGGTAAAGGTGACAAGCGAGAGCGGCAAGGAATCAGCTGCAAGTACAGCGGCTTCATTCGTGGTGGCTCCTATGCCCTCGATCACGGAGACCGATAGCCTTGTGAGTGGCGAGCTCACGGAGATGCCTCTCACGGTATCTGTGAGCGGTGCCGGAACAGGCGGTCAGACGATGATTAGCATCAGACGGTACGGCACTAACAAAGTGGTTAGACCTGACGGCAAGACCGCTGATGGATTTGACGGAGAAACCATCTTTACAAGAGCGTTCAACGGTGCTGTAAGCAACTTTAACATTGCTGTCCGTGATTTAGTCGGACGGCTTGATGATGGGGCTTATTACACTCTCGAAGCTGTTGTATACGACAAGTTCGGGCAGAAGGTAGTCAGCTCGAAGCAGTTTAAGGTCGCATGGTCACATCAGGCAGAAATACCGACCGCAACAGTTGAAGCATTGACAGCAGATAAAGCGGTCAAGATAACTCCTGTAGCTCCTGCATCAGCTGCAACAGGTGACAAGGCTTATATCTACCGCTTGAGCAAGGACAAGCCCGAGCTCATCATGATCGGTGAGTTCGGTGAGACATACGTTGACCCTTATCCTGCATCAAAGGGCGGCTATCGTGTTGTAGATGTCACGGCAAATGGTGATTATCTCACAGATGTACAGCCCGCATGGATAGACAAAGACCACGGCCTCGTCATTGACGACATGATGATTGACTTTGACGGTGGCGAGTCGATAAGCCTTCCGTACAACATCACGGTTTCGTCATCATGGAGCAAGGACTTCAAGAGGACGGTATATCTTAACGGAGCCGTGCAGGGTGATTGGAATAAGGCTGTCACAAGAGATGCAAGCCTTTCAACGGTTACGCTCAAGGCCGATGATGCTTTGATTGAGCAGATGAGGGAACTTGCAGAGAATCCGCAGATATGCCATGTCAGAACTCCAGACGGAAGCTCTTATGATGCAGATTTGCAGGTGAGTGAGTCGGCTGAATACGGCTCACAGCTCGTGAGCTTCGACATCAAGGCGAGTCGAGTTGATCCGCAGGAGTTCGAGGCGATGACATTGTCAGAGTGGAATAATAGAGACGATGAAGGGAGCTCTTCATGAATTGGGATAAAGGCTTTAGTGCTTCATACATAGCCATGAAAGTCAATCCGAGTACATGGGAAGACGAGGGTGAGATTCTTATCACAGGCGGCAAGATTGACCGTGATATAGAATCAGCCCTCATTGAATCCGCAAACATTGAGACCACGGAAGACTTGGGCGAGCTGTGGATTCGTCTGTATTTGGTCGCCAAACAGGGCGATGGTGCTGAACGGATTCCATTATTCACAGGATTAACTTCGAGCCCTACACGGAGTCTGTCTGGATATAATCCGAGCTATTCCGTGGATTGTTTTAGCGTTCTGACACCGTGTGCTGACCGTATGCTCCCTCGTGGTTGGTTTGCTCCAAAAGACGGAAACGGGGCGGCAATCATAGCTGATCTGCTTGGGATTGCAGGAGCAGATGTTGAAACGTTTGAGGGTGGCGGCACTCTGACGGGTGCAATAGTTGCAGAGTCGGGCGAGACATACTTGTCTATGGCTCACAAGGTTGCTGATGCTATCGGTTGGCAGATACGGATTGACGGCAGAGGCAAGATTCATGTTGAGCCTTATCCTGATAATCCAACAATCAGATTCAACGATGACAACGATGTGATTCAGCCGAATATAAAGGACACGAGGGATTGGTACAGCTGCCCGAATGTTCTCCGCGTAACGTATGAGAGCTATGCGGCAATAGCGCGGGATGATGACCCTGAAAGCCCGCTCTCAACGGTCAACAGAGGCCGTGAGATATGGGCAGAAGAGGCGGCTCAACTATCAAGCTCTGCACCATTGGCGGCTTATGCTCAACAGAGGCTCAAGGAGTTGCAGAGCCCTGCGAGAGAAATCACATACACACGCAGATTCATGCCGGATTTAAGACCGGGCGATTTAGTGGGTATATCTTATCCCGGTGCAGACATTGACGGGACATTCCGCATCAAGAGCCAGACGGTTGAGCTTGGATATGGTGCAGATACAGAGGAGACGGTCTATGGTAACTGAAAAAGAGTTCCTAAAAGTCTTAAACAATAAAGACAAAGGCCCGAAACCGTATGACACCACCGCTGAAGTGGTGCGTGTTGAGGATGGCGTTGCTTGGGTTCATATAGATGGTGGAGTTGAAGAGACACCTGCCGAGCTGACGATCAATGCGACAAAGGGCGACAAGGTAAAGGTCAGACTTGTTGGCGGACAGGCTTATCTAATCGGCAACGGTACAGCTCCGCCTACTGATGACAGAGTTGCGAACACGGCTCTCGGAGTTGCTAACGGTGCAAGGGTGACAGCGGTTGCAGCTGAAGAGGTGGCTAATGTCACGGAACAGAGGACAAGACCTGCTATCACAAGCATGACTACGTGGTACAAGCTCTCAAACGGCACTCCCGAACAGCCGACAGAAGATGACCATGACGGATGGAGCGAAGAAGAACCGCTCTGGGATGCTGATAGTGACGAGCAGTTATATTATTCCGTAAGATACAGAACTGTTGAGAACATAATCACATGGACTCCTCCGCACGTTCTGTCATCTTATGCGAGCTTTAACATTCTGCAAAATGCCATTTTGTTAGAAGTCGGAGAAGGTTCGACAATAGGACATCTGATTGACTCAAACGGTGAGGATATCCTCGACAGCAATGATGAGCCGTTTATTGCAAAGCTCGGAAGTATCACGGATGCTTATGCGAGAGTGCAGGTTAAGGCGAACGAGATACTACAGGAAGTATCTGAAACATATGTCAACACGGGTCAGAGCAATATAAGCAGCTTATCAAGCGTGATGAAGCAGACTGCCGAAGGTGTGGATATATATGCCACGATCAACGGTGAAGAATCTGACACGCACTCGCATATAGATAATGACAGCTTTGATATCATCAAGAATGATGTAAGGATTGGGAGCTTCAGCACGGATGGCTTGAGTATATGGGCTTATGATGGCTCGTTGTTGGCGAGTCTTGGATATGGTGAAGGAGCTTCGTCAAGTGGTACAGCTTACGCACCTTATTACGATATAGGTCACAGAAAAGCCGATACCGTAATCGGAAACGACAGCGTGGCAGAGGGTTATGATACCACAGCATCGGGATATGTTAGTCATGCCGAAGGTGAAAAAACAACCGCATCGGGGCATTGGTCACACACAGAGGGCTACAATACAACCGCATCAGCCAATTACTCACACGCTGAAGGAGCAAGTACAACAGCTTCAGAGATTAGAGCACACGCTGAAGGTGGTGGTACAACTGCTTCGGGTATGTCATCACACGCAGAAGGTACCGATACAACAGCTTCGGGGAATAATTCACACGCTGAAGGCTCTGATACAACAGCTTCAGGTGTCAATTCACACGCTTCAGGCAAGGGGACACTTGCGTTGGGTGCCGAACAGTTTGTAATTGGTCGTTACAATGTTTTTGATGGTGGTAATTATGCTTTCATCATCGGAAATGGTACGAGCAGTCAAAGCAAAACTATCTTTACAGTAGATTGGAACGGCAATATTCACTTACCAGCAGGCAAGCAAATATTATATGACCTATAAGGAGATTGAGATATGCCAAGAATAAGTATTGAAAATTATGATACAGTCGCAAGCTGGAATGGTTCACAGGATCTTTTTATTGTAGAACAGCCGGATGGAACCAAAGTGGCTACACCTGCTATGGTGAAGCAGTTTATTGAAGCTGGTGATTTTGCGGCAACAGGTGAAATTACAGACGGACACGGAAATGTATTGGCTGATATGGCCAAAAGTGCTGATGTGGATTCTGAAATAGATGATTTGATTGCAGATTTTGCAGTAAAAACATGGACTCCTAAACTGTATGACTATAATACTTATAAAAGAGATTTACCTGCACAAAAATATGTTAAAGTTAATAAATTATATGTCATGTTTTTAGAAGGCACGTTTGATTATAGTGATATCT